TTGGCGTAGTACGTCTCGAAATCGAGCGTAACAAAACTCATAACACCACCTCATTTAACTTTGCTTATCCACTTCCCATCAACCTCGACATAGCCTCGGGCTATCAGTCCTTCTGCTGTCCTGCACCCGATACCCTTTAACTTGTGCATACGGAACGATTCAGGGTTGGCGAACACCCGCTTGCACTCAGCGCACCTTCTTACCTTTTTCGGACCTAGCATTTTCCAACTCCCTCACTCGTCTACGTAAATAAACAATCTCATCACGGCACGCCCAGAGCACGCTGCCTACCGTCAGGAACTTGAACTCGGTCGTAGTTCCTGCGTTGTTGACCTCACCCGGCAACTCCCGGATCAGGTCGAGTATGTCTTCTTCTGTACCCACCTCACACCTCCTTCGGCAACATAAATATCGGCGTGTACTCACCCACATACGAGCCGACCACGTTGTACTCCATCCACTCGATAGCCTCCTCGTGGGTCATCTCTTCCCGGTCTATGAGAATCCCCACGCACTTGTCGTAGTCATAGATGGCAATCAGTTTTGTATGCTGCCACCCAAGCCCAATGAGCGCGTCCTCAAAGCCATTTGCGTACAGCGTGTTCGGGTCAAGTGGTTCGTCGCTCACGGCTGCACCTCCTTTCGTCGTGTAAGAAAGCCTTTCTCCAGCCATACCTTGATGGCGTGGTTCATGGTGTGCGACTGTTTCTCGTTGCTGTTGTTGTCAATAAAGTAGATGTCGCTGCCGTCGAATCGCAAGTGTCCATCACCCGGACGAATTAACTTGTCGTAGGAATCGTTGTGCGTAAGGAACCCAAGAGCGATGTACTCAACGATGTCGTACTCACCGATGTAGTCTTCGTTGCTCACGGTTCTCTCATCCAACCCTCAAGGTCTTTTCCAGAAATCATAGCCTCACCTCCTTCAGCGCGGCTTCAATCCGATCTAACAGGTCGTTGTCGTAGTTCATCCAAACCGCTTTACTGGCCTCTGCCAGCAACCCCCGCAGCCGCTCGTTGTCGGCTTTCAAGTGACCCACTCCCATTAGGAACGCTTCCTCGCGCATTTGTGCGGGTGGGGCGGCGTAGAGGGGTAAAGGCGGAACATCAACAGCCGTGGGCGCATCAATCTGTGTCGGACGCGCCCAGTAGAATTCGCGCTTTTGCGGGTCAAAGTACGCCACCGGCTCCGGCGCGGCTGCGTCGTGGTGTTCATATTCTTTTGCAGTCATACTCACCTCCACTGCGTCACAGCAAACAAAAACCCGACGACGGACATCAGCAGCACAACTCCAAGTATGACGCTCAGAGTATCAATCGTGCTGTCGGCTTCCGCCAGTTTGTCTTTCAGGACGATAAGTTCTTTGTCCTTGAGGAACAGCGCGTTCTTGTGCAGCGAGTTCTCCCGCAGCAACCCCCGTATCTCTTGGTTCAGCCTGTCCTTGCTGTACTCCATACCTCTTGGCTCGTTCACCAGTATTCCCTCCCACTTCTTGCACATCGCCAGTTGGGAGGGGGGACTCGCCCCCACTCCCGTGTGACATTGTATTTGCGCTGTCGCCACCACCGTCTGATAGCGCGGATCATTCTCTCAATGCCTCCATGATCTTGTCTCCAATCGCCATTACTGCAACCTTTTCGGCAGCGGACAGTTGATCAAAAAGTTTTGTGGCGGGTTCAACCATACGCTTACTAAAGACCGCCGCACTCATAAAGAAAGCCGTAACCATCACGGTCTCTGAAGAAGTCACAGGCGGGAACTTTGCTTTCCTTGTGCTGCGCTTCTTGGTCTTGGTCTTGGTTTTCATGCGTTCTTCCTCGCGTCAATCTCGCGCTTGAGGTACCACGCAGCCTTCTCCAAGTCCTGCACAGGGTCGGAGTTCTTTTTACCCGCACGGCTGACGTACTTCACCACGTTGGCGAGTCGGAAGTTCAAATCTTTGGCTTCGATGAAGTCGATGACTTCGATACCGCCGTCACGATAGTGCGGAGGATGATTCACGGGGTCAGCCGGGACAGAGTTAGGGATAAAGGCTTCTCCCGGATAGGTGAGTTCCACCCACTTCTGCTTCTTCGGTCGCCCCGGCTTCCGCTTCTCTTCGGGCTTCGCTTCGGGCTTCGCTGCCTTTGCCTTCTGCTTTTCCTTCCAGATGACAGTCCAGACGTTATTCTTTGAGACGCCCAATCGCTTGGCGATTTCAGCGATGCTCGTACCCTTCGCCAGATAACGGCGAATCTTTGCACCCATAGTCATGTTGTAACTCCTTGCGTAGGTTCTCTACGTTTGCTTCGTGGATTACTAAACTCACGCCCCCTGCGCCACGAATATCCGCAAGGTGCTTATCTTGTAGTGCAGTGGTCTTACCACCGTTTGCTTTGCACTCTATCGCATAAAACCTCCCTCGTAAACAAACCAAAAAGTCCGGCACGCCGCTCCGCCCGTAACCGCCGGTCACTGGCATCGAGTAGTACGCGCCAAGGTCAGTCAAAATTCCCTTCACTCGCTTCTTTACTTTGGCCTCTGGAGTCATGTTCCCTCATAGCAGACAGCGTATTAAACAATACGCTACCTAACCATGCGGGACTTGTCCTTGCAACTCTTCTAAAACTTTCTTAGGCAAAACAAGGACATAGATGCTGCCGTAACGTATCCATCCAAACTCTTCGCACGCCGTTGGATAAAGCGGCGGGAGTACAAATAGGTCTAACCCTGTTAACGTTTCTTCGTAGCCTTTGTACTCCTCCCAGTCAATCGAATGAATCATCGCCAGTTGGAATTTTATATCGTCTGGCAGGGTATCCTTGGTGAACATACGAGACTTGTTGTTGCCTACATGAATTTCAAACCCGTTAGTCACTTCGTTCGTGTCCATAGACATCAGTCGAACCATGATTACACGGGCAACATCAGTGGGTCCCGGCTGACCCCGTGAAAAAAATGGCCCCGTTAACGGCTCGTACTTGGTCAAAGTTAAAGCACGAATCTTATTCTTGTTCATACCTCACCTCACTTCGGCAAGAACATCACCGCGTCACGCTTGAACGCGCCAATCTGCGGCCAATTCCCCAGTTTCCCGTAACCCGTGACAGGGATCAAATTGGGTTCGCCGTTCGCTTCGCTACCGCGATGAGCCTTGAGCATCACTAGAGCGTAGTCCAACTCACGCTTGTAGTCTTCGGGCAACGCTTCGACACTCGGGTACCATTTGAGCGGGATGACAAAGTTTGCGTAGGTGTGTTCAGTGCTCTCATGAGACGGAAGATAATTACCAAGTCGGTAAGCATCCAACGCTTTTTGCACACCATCGGAACGAATAGCGCCTAGCATGACACCGCCGTTTATTTCGGGGATGAACACCCACTTATCCCCGTCAAATGCTTCTCGGGCTTGCTCGATGGCGCTATCAAACTTGGCGGCTCTATGACTATGGGCTTGATACTTAATCTCAATCCCCTGCCAATCAGCAGGAGGGATATCCATCGAGGTTGCCTTGCCCATCACGATGTCTGCAAGGTACGTAGCCTCTGCGCTTGAAAATTCGATGGTTGGACGGCGGCTCACTCCATTGCCGAAAAACTTATCGACGAGTGAGTCGGTTATACCGCGTAGCTTATGTGAAATAACAGTCTGCGCTGACCTGATGCACGCCTGTAAAGAACTAAGTGCAGGATGATTTGAACTCTTAGACAACTTAGCACGGATATAATTTGCGTTTGTCGTGGTCAAGTCGGGGGAACCCATAGATGTACCGCTGCTAAGTACATCGAGCGTAGTGTGGAAGGAAAATTGTCCTGTCCTGCAAATGGCCTTTGCAACCGTCAAACCCTCGGGCGTACAGAAATACGCCGTCATGTCTGTCTTATCAGGGTCGATGTGGTTTAATTCACTTGCGCCTGACGCTCTATATTCGATATGCCCCACGCGCAATGCCTTGTCTACGGTGTTGTAGATGGTCGCCGCGATTGGGAACAGTGGTGAACGGCTGAACTTCTGTATGTCCTGCGGGGTGTGCTGCCCCTCGACAAACAACTCGCTCATCACAAAAGCGTTCTTTATTTTCTTGCTACCCATGTGTATATCTCCTATCGTTTGTTGATGTTTGTACCATCTAACCATACCTCACACTTGCTGCCCCACGCAGAGTCAGAGCCATGCTCCGTCTTGAACCCATCGCGCTTGGCATACTCATGCCACTCCCTGCCAGTCATACGCAGTTCACAGTCTTTGTTGTAGTCCCAACCGTATAACTTCGTACGCTGCGGGAGCCGCACCGTTTTCATCTCACACCTCCTCTTTGATTTGTACATCGCAGTTGATAGTCCAGTTGATGAACTCGTACTTGTCGGGGTCGAGGCCAGCGCGGCGCAGTTGCTTGTCAAGGATATGTCTGACCTTCTCGCTGTCCACCATCCCCCCGTCTTCCAACAAATCCACGCTCAACTTGTTCGGAGCCGGGTCGTCCTCGTCCACCATGTACTCGTCGGGGTCTTCGTACCATGTCGTCCAGTACGAATCGCCCTCGCCATCGGCGTACAACTCCATGTACTCCTCGTGCGTAATCTCCGTATGTAAGCAAGCGTCAGAGCAGTAGTACTCCATGCCTCCCTCGATGCAGTAGCCCTCGTTCATGCCCTTGCCGCAAGCGTTGCACTCTTGTGCGTACTTCTTGTAAGCCATGCTCGTTCTCCGTATTGATTAATACGCTCAACCGTTGATGTCCAACTTGCTGCCGCTCGGCGGAGCAAATCCCTTGTTGCCTTGCTGCGTGATAAGCCACAGCGTTGGAGTTTTGACCTGCCAGTCCACGTTTTGTTCCACGTAACCGTCAGTAAATACAATCACACAGTCTGGATTGATGTTCTTCTTGACGATGTAATCACTGACAGCCCCCGCACGAGTACCGCCCCCGCCCATCGGCTTGAGCAAACCCTTGATGTTGGTGTAGTCGCCGTCGAACACCTGCTCACCATGCACCTGCGTGTCCCACCACAGCACTCGGATACGCTCAGGAGTTACGCTGTCGCACAGTTCTTGAATCTGCGCTGCCACTCGCCCGATATCGTCATTGCTGATGGAGCCTGACGTGT